ACCCGGCGGGCTGGGTGGTCGAGTTCACCGGTGCGTTGGCGAAGACCGACGTGCCGGCCATCACCGGCGTCTGCGGAAAGAACGAAAAGCAGACCGTGGTGGTCACCGGCGGCGCGGCTGGCGACAAGCTGGTCCTGACCTACGACGGCCAACCGACTGGCGAGTTGGCCTACGACGCCACCTCCGCCGAGATTCTGGCCGCCCTGATCCTGTTGAGCAACATCGGCGACAGCGATGTGCTGGTGACGGATGGCGACCCGGCGGGCTGGGTGGTCGAGTTTACTGGCGCATTGGCGAAGACCGACGTGCCGGCCATCACCGGCGTCTGCGGGAAGAATGAGAAGCAGACCATCGGCCTGGACGACGGCGTTTCCGATGGTACGTTCACACTCACCTACGTCGATCAAACGACCGACCCGATCGCCTACAACGCCTCGGCCGCTGATGTGGCCACGGCCTTGAAGGCGCTCTCGAACATCGGCGACAACGACGTGGAAGTGACCGGCGGACCTGGCCCGACTGCGGACTGGGTGGTCGAGTTCAAGGGCGCACTGGCCCACACGGACATTGCCACCTTGACGGGCGACGGCACGAACCTGGTCGGCGACACGAAGACCGTCACGGTCACGGAGACCGTCAAGGGCAATGCCGCCACGGTCGGCGTCACCGAAACCGTCAAGGGCAACCTGGCTACGGTCGGCGTCACCGAAACCGTCAAGGGCAACCTGGCCACGGTCGGCGTTACTGAGACCGTCAAAGGCCACGTCGCCACGGTCGGCGTCACTGAGACCGTCAAGGGCAACCTGGCCACGGTCAACGTCACGGAAACCCAGAAGGGCGATGCCGGCTTCACGGTCACGGCCACGAAGACGGACGCCAGCGCGGGCAGCCAGTTCTCCTGGATCGCGCAGTAGGGGCAGCCAATGGCATTGAACTTTGATTACTACGGCAAGCACTCTGGCAGCACGCCGGCAGCGCGGCTCGCCGAGGCGTCGGAATACTTCGCCCAGCGGCTCCATGAAACGGCGTGGACGGGTGCCAGTGATGCCGACCGCGAGAAGGCCCTGATTGCCGCCCGAGGGATCATCGACACCCTGAACTACAAAGGGGTCAAGCACAGCGTTTATACGCTTTGCGGCTCTTCGGACCCGAGCGGCGTGGCCCCGGAAAACCTCCGGGCCGCCGAGGCGAGTCAGCCGTTGGAGTTCCCCCGCGGTGACGACACGGTAGTGCCCGAGGCCGTCCGCATCGCCGAGTACGAGATCGCCTATGCCCTCTTGGACGGCAAAGACCCCGAACTGGAATTGGAGAACCTGGCCATCAGTGCGATGGGCTACGGGGCGGTCAAGTCGAGTTACGAGCGGGGGCAACTGCCCATTGAACACGTCGTCAACATGGTGCCGAGTTCCATCGCCTGGCGGCTGCTCAAGCCCTTCCTGCGTGACTCGGACGCCTTGAAATTGTCACGATTGAGCTAGGCGCGTGTCCTGGCTCCCTTTCACCGGCACTTTCGCCGGGTCAGACGCCGCCAAAACCGGATAGGTGGACAGTCTGCTATTTGTTCCATTCGGGTTGAGGAATGTTCGCATGTTCCGATCTCTGTATTTGTCTCGTCCGTGGGTGTCGTGTTTCGAGGGTGAGGGCGGCGCTGGTGACGGTGCCGGGGCCGGCACAGGCGCGGGCGCAGGTGTGGGTGCCGCTACAGGGGCCGGCGCGAGCGCGGCCGCAACTGCTGCTACGGGGGCCGCCGAGACGCGATTCTCACAAGAAGACCTGAACCGATTCCTGGCGGAAGACCGCCGCAAGCACCAGGTCCAGTTGCAGAAAATGGAATCCCAGTTGAACGAACTGGCCAAGAGCAAGAGCTTGACGGAGCAGGAGCGCCAGACGTTGAAGGAGAACCTGGACACCATCGCGGGTCAGTTGCGCACGAAAGAGCAGCAGTTGACCTTGGAGAAACGCCAGTTGGAGGAGCAGTACCAGACGAAGGTTCAGGACGCAGAGAAGAAGTCGCAGGTATGGGAAGCCCTGTTTCGGGACTCCACCATCGACCGCTCACTGCAAGATGCGGCCGTGAAACACGAAGCGTTCAACCCCGCGCAGATCGTCACGCAACTGCGGCCCTGGACGCGCATGATCGAGGTCATGGACGAAAAGGCCGGCAAGCCCACCGGCAAGTACAAGCCTGTCGTGGACATGCCCGACGTGGATGCCACGACCAACGAGCAAGTGATTATGACCCGTTCGCCCGAGGAGGCCGTGAAGCGCATGAAGGAAATGCCCGAGCAATGGGGCAACCTCTTCAGGTCCGGCGTTGTCTCGGGCATCGGTTCGAGTTCGGCCACCGGCGGCCTCATGCCGGGCAAAGGCGGACAGATCGACGTGCGGAAGCTGACTCCGCAACAGTATCGGGACATCCGGGCGAAGAACCCTGAATTGCTCGGATTGGCTCCCAAGCGCCGCTAAACCTCTCAGGGGTCGGTGTGAAAGGTCGCTCCGGCGGCTGCCAAAGTCACGGTGACTTACAGCGGCTTTGAGCAGATTCCAACCATCAGCTTTGGAGAACAACGATGAACCGTTTGTACCTCAGCCAGCCGTTCGCGGCTTGCTACGAAAACAACCTGGACGCCTACGTGCCCGAGCTGTGGGCGCAAGAGGGCCTGGCCATCCTCGAAGAGAACATGGTCATGGCGAACCTCGTCCACCGCGACTTCGAGAACGAGATCGCCAAGTTCGGCGATGTCGTGAACACCCGCAAGCCGGGCGAGTTCAGGATTCGCCGGAAGACGGACGGGACCGTGCTGACCCAGCAAGACGCCACCGCCACCAACGTGCCGGTGCCGCTGGACCAATGGTTCTACGAGTCCTTCGTGATTCGGGACGGCGAAGGCAGCAAGTCCTTCCAGGAATTGAAGGACATCTACCTCCAGCCCGCGATGCTTTCCATCGCCCGTGGCATCGACCGCGCGTTGCTCGGCCGGGTCCACGCCTACCTGAACGGCCCCGCGAACCGCATCGGGCGGCTGGGTGCCCTCAGCGCCTCCAACGCGAAGGACTACGTGCTGGACGCCCGCGAGCGCCTGAACGTCAACAAGGCCCCGATGGACGGCCGCCGGCTGGTCATGGCTCCCACCGCCGAGACCGCGATGCTCAAGACCGAACTGTTCATCGCCGCCCAACAGCGCGGTGACGGCGGGACGGCCTTGGAAACGGCCACCCTGGGCCGCATCCTCGGCTTCGACACCTTCATGTGCCAGAACGTCAACTGCGTGCTGAGCGGGGCCGACATCAGCGCCACCGCCATCACCCTCACCGAGCCGTATGCGGCCGGGGAAGCGGGCGCGCTGGCCTGTGCGTCGATTGCCGCCGAGGCGGTCGATGGAGAGTATTTCGTCGTGACTGGAAACGACCAGCCGACTTCCATCGCCAGCCATGTGGACGCCACCAGCGTCACGCTGAACGAGGCGTTGAAGTACGCCACGCTGGACAACGCGCCTTGCTACCGCTACAAGTCCTGCGCCGCCAACGCGACCTACCCCGCCGGCCACAGCAAGGCCGTCGTGCTGAAGAGCTACACCACCAACAAGGCCCCACAGGTTGGCCAGTTGCTCGCCTTCGGGACCGCCGGCAGCCGCAAGGTCTACACCGTGATCGAGTCGGAAGACGCCGGCGCGACCTGCTCGGTGTACCTGGACCGGCCGCTGGAAATCGGGGTCTCCGAGAACGACCCGGCCTTCCCCGGCCCGATGGGTTCGCTGAACCTGGCGTTCCACCGGGACGCCCTGGCCCTCGTCACCCGGCCGCTGGCCCTGCCGGACAGCCGGATGGGCGTGATGGCCGCCGTGGTCCCCCACAACGGGATCGGGATGCGCGTCTTGATGCAGTACGACATCAACGCGGGCGGCACCGTGGTCAACTGCGACATCCTCGCGGGTGTGGCGGTTCTCCAACAGGGCCTCTGCATCCCCGTGCTCGGCTAACCCTGTCTGTCTCAAGCGAGTTGCGGTCACCCGTCCGGGCCAACACCCGGACGGGCGGCCATTCTTTACCATCAACTGCGCCTCCGGGCGGACGGAGTTGCCTCATGGATTTTCTACTCTTCGCGCAGGCGGACAACACGTTTGCCGATGCCATCGCGCTGCTGAAGCAGTACGGGCCGCTGATCCTGGTCGTGGCTTTCCTGCTTTGGCAAGGCTGGGTCCGGGAAACCCGCATGAGCAAACGCATCACGAGATTGGAAGACGAGCAGCGGAACGTGTTGATGCCGCTCGTCGAGAGGTGTGCTGACGTGATTGCCCAGAACACCTTGATGATGGAGCGATTGGAGAAGGCCCTGGACGAGCGTTTCGATTGTCCGTGGCGACTGACCTGTGCTGAACAGCGGAAGCGAGGCTGACGCCATGACGTACCCTGCGAACTACAGCTTGAACCAGCAGATTCGCCGGGTGCTCTACGCGCTGAAGCGGCAGTACGGCGGCAGCATCGTCGTTTATCAAAACGGTGTGGTGGCTACGGATGCGAAGACCGGCGAAGTGGCCCGCACGAAGACGGCGACCCGGATTCAGCGGGCCGTTATTTTGCCCGTGAAGATCGGCTACGAAGTGAAGCATACCGTTGCGATGATCTCCGCGAACAAGCAGATGCTCACCGGCGCGGGCGGCGGCTTCGAGTCGGGCAAGCGGCTGTTCATCATCGAGCGCCGCGACTGCCCCAATCTCGTGCTGCACAACACCGATTGGGTGGCTTACAACGGCCGGAAGTATGCCATTGAGAACTACGAAGAGTACGAGTTCGATGCGGCATACATCATCACCGGCAAGGAACTGCCCGGCGAGTCCCTGGGCGTGGCCGGGTCGATTGTCGATCTCTCGGCTGGTAACGCCCTCGCCCTGGACTCTCAGGCCGGAGGGGAGACCTAAGCCATGTCCGCCAATCCCAATTGGGCACGCTGGGTGTTCGCGTCCGTAGCCACTTACCTCAAGCACGTCGCCCAAGAGGCGCACCTGCCCGCGCTGGTTGAAGGCTTGGATGATCGGACCACGGAGATCATGGAAGCCACGGATCGCTGCGAGGTCCGCATCACCGGGCCGTTCACGAAGGAAGTGAGCCACGATTACTTCCACATCGAGATCGTGGTCAACGTGTTGTTTCTCAGCCGCTACGAAGAGCAGAAGAACCAGTACGCCATCATCCAAAAGATGGGCGTATTCCACGAGGCAATGGATGGAGCCATCGCTGTCTACAAGTATGGAATTGAACCGGGAGACGACGAGCACGCGCTTGTCGGCTGCCTCTCGCCGGTCCACGGTCGCAACGACGCCATCCGCCTCATGCACTTTGGACAGGTCGATCCGACCGATCGGCTCAAACAGTCGATGGTAGACGCTCGCTACCGGATGGAATTATCCACCAACCAGTGAACAGGAGATACCGAACATGGCACGCATCGAACTGCGAGACTGCACCGTTCGCATCAAGGACGGTCTCGGGGCACACCCCGACGTTTACCCGTGCGTTGCGGTCGGCAACAAGACGCTTACGCCCGGCAAGACGGCCGTGCAAGCGGGCGACACCGACTGCAAGGTCACGAGCGTGAGTATTCCCCCAGCGGTCGGAGGGAACACGCAGAAGATTCCCATCGGCGCTCGCTTCACCATCGACGGTGAGACGGCCGCCACGGTTCACGTCGTCACCGGCCGTACACAAGGCGGGGCCGGCACCAACGCCAAGCAATCGGTCAGCCTGGATGCGACCGAGGCCGGTGCGCCGACCGGCGGCACCTTAACCCTGGCGTGGGGCGGCAAGACGACCGGCAACATCGCCTACGACGCCGACACGGTCGCCGTCAAGTCGGCCCTGGTGGCGATGGACGACGGCTACACCACGGACGACTGGGCCGTCACCGGCGTGGCCGGCGCGTGGGTCGTCGAGTTCAAGGGTGCCTTGGGCCTCGCGCCCCGTGCCCTCATGGTCGGCGACGGCACGAACCTCACGGGAGGCGGTGGCGTGGTCAAGACCGTGACGGTGGCCACCACGGTGGCCGGCGTCGTGGCCGCTTCTTCGGCCGTGACGGTCGCGCTGACCTTCAGCCCCGCTCTCGGGGCCGGCAGCTACAGCACGGACGCCGCTGTCACGTTCCTGTCGCAGCAAGTCGAAGTGAAGATCGGTGAAGGAAACATCACCTACACCGAGCACAGCGACTACACCTACCTGCTCGACCGGGACAACCTGGACACCGTGAAGGAAGGCAAGGAAGTCCCGATGGACGTGAAGTGGGACAGCGTGTACTAGCACATCGC